AAATGACTACGATTATATGGGCATTAGTGCTGACTGTTTGTACTGCTAACGGACAATGCTTTAACCAAACGGTACAATGGTTTGATAAAGAGAATGTCTGTATGAAATACAAAGCTATATATGAACAAATTCCAAAAGACGGCAGCTGGGCATCGGTTGATTACAAATGCGGTATTGTAGGAGCTATGGATATATAATGTCTATGTTCAAAATGGAAAACACTGAGGGTGCACCCAGAGTAAAAACCTACGCAGAGTCAGATATCAGAGCTGCGGTCAGAAACTACGTATACACTTGGGACATCGGAACAATTATAGAATATGCCATAGAGGGTATGTACGAAGAGTACATGGACAGAAGCAAGCCGCGTATCCACATAGATAAGCTAATGGAAAAGTTTGGTAAAAAATAATGAAATATAACACTTCGCATTTCTTAGACAAACTTATTGAGCACGAAGGTATGGTGCTTAACGTATATAAAGACACACTTGGGATTGATACCATCGGTATCGGACGTAATCTTAAAGACCGAGGAATCAGTAAAGAAGAACTAGCCTATCTTGACATACCGAATATAGAGGCAGTCTACCAACACGGTATCACAGAGGCAGACGCTCGCTTCTTAGCCATGAATGATATCAAGATTGTTGAAGATGAACTGTGCAGAGTGCACACGTGCGTCGAAGACCTAGACAGCGTGCGTCAGTTAATTTTGATGGACATGGCGTTCAATATGGGTGTCCCACGGCTCTGTAAATTTAAAAAAATGTGGAATGCTATCCACGAAGGTAACTTTGAAGCTGCATCTTACGAGATGATGGACTCAAGATGGGCACGACAGGTAGGACGACGTGCTAATAAATTGTCCGATGCTATGAAATCTGGTGAATTCTAATGGCTTCTAAAAATAACCTTTTTAAACAAACAGGCAGAGTAGGAGCCGCTGAGCAATTTATGAAGTTGATTGGCGGTGATGACGAAAAAAAATTTGAATATTACGCAACTGAGGAATACCCCCTTACCAATGACGAAGGGGAACCAACCCCTCGACGTTTTCACGAAGCATATGTTGACAATATGCAAGGATACTACAAGGAAAGAGGCATAAAAACTCCCGAACACCTTAGTAGTGTGGCTGCATATCTAGAGCACAGAGGTGCGTCAGGTAAGCGCGGCGGTGGTACACGGATGCCTAAGAAACATATTATGGAGCTGCCGACAAACAGCTCACAAAAACGGAGAAAGTAATGGCTGGACTAAGCTCAAAAGACGAGGCGCAAGCCCGTAGTAATTATTTTGATTTAAAGAGGGATGAGACCATGGCACTGAGCGAGTACCTAGAAAGCCCTGTTGCTGTAAAAGATTTAAAATCTAATCCCGCTCCTAAAGGTAGAAAAGAGGGCGGCATTGATGTTGCGCCGGGCAAAGCACGACAGACGTATTTAAGAACAGAAGAGGGCAAAGAAGAGAAAAAAGCTCGTAAAAGCCATAACGAAAGAATGGGGCCGAAAGATAAAGAAACCCAACGAAAGCTTGCTAAAGATGCTAAAAAAGCGGACGTAGAGAAAGGCAGAAAAATATTGTCTGAACGCAAAAGGGGCGGCACTACAGCTAAAAAACATATTATGGAATTGCCCACTAACGTGCCACGGCTACAAAGAGGTGCTAATCTCATGAATCCCGATAAAGCTGACTTAGACAAAGACGGTAATTTATCATCATATGAGGAAGCTCGTGGTCGCGCTATTGAAAAGTCTATGAATGAGAAGAAAAAGACCCGTGGCGCCTAGAATACCACGGAAAAAAGGTCAGCCTGCAAGAAGTAAGAAACATAGCGACCTTTACACTGATGAGAACCCAAAAGGCACTATAAAGGGCTTAAAGTTTGCTACCTCTAAAGATGCAGAGGCGTCCGTTCGTAAAATTAAAGCGTCAGGCCGAAGTCACGCTCACAAGACACAAGCTGCTATTGCTATGGAACAACGAGCCAAAGCAGCGGGAAAGGCTTCGGCAGCTAGTATATATCGCAAGTTTATCGAACAACAGAAGAGAAAAACTCGTGCATCCCGTAGAAGCTAGTATCCGGAAATGGTCTAAGGATTTCTTAGAGGTTCCGAATGAAAAATTAAATGGTATGCCCCCTTGCCCATATGCGCAGAAAGCGTGGGCAGAAAACCAAGTGATGTTCAGCATCAATAGCGGCCTTGAGGGGCTGTCGGATGCAGTTAGAGATTATAACCAACTTGGTTTTGACATTATTGTATGGGCGAGCGAAGAGCTGCCTGACATAGATTATCTTGATGGGTGGTGCGACGGCATGAACGAAGCACTGTCTATCGCCGGCAAAGACATGCATCTTATGGTGTTTCACCCTAATTATGATGCGGTGGATGCTGGGTTGGATTTCCTGATTCATGATGAGCAGGAAGATTTAGAATACTGTATGGTATTCGTGCAGCGGTTATCGAAGCTTGATGATGCCGCAATGAGTCTGGAGAAGTCGGGATACTATAAGCACTTTCCAGATGATGTTTTTGAGAGCCTAGTGTTGGCAAGAAGGAATCTTAGATATGGTAATGAAGAAAACTAAAGCCCGTGGCGGCAAGATGAAAATGGCAGCTCGCAAGATGCGTGGCGGTACTCAGGTCAAAAAGATGCGTGGCGGCGGTGCTATGAAGATGGCATCTAAGCGTATGCGCGGTGGAATGACTAAGAAGAAATAATGCCTGTATTAGCTGGTGGTTCAAAATTTGTAACGCACGCAACTTCACTGACGACTACCAGTGATACAGATTGTTATGTTGTGCCTACTAACTTTTCATCTCACGTAGAGCATCTGCTTATTGGCAACAATGATAGCAGTAACAAAAACTACACACTCAAATATTATGAAGCCGCTACGACTACAACGCACACTTTATTTACAACGCACGCAGTAACTGGTAAAGGCTCTGAATCTGTATTTACTGTAGACAAACCTTTGTACATACACGAGGGTGATAAAATTATCATAGCTGCTGCAGATGCAAATACGTTAACAGTTGTGGTAGCGGCTGAAGAGTTCTACGACCCAACGAGGATATAAGCATGGCGCCTAAAAAGAAAAAATCTAAAAAGCCTGTGCCAACAAAACCAGCTTTGTGGAGTAAAGCTAAGGCAGAGGCAAAACGTAAATTCAAAGTATACCCATCAGCGTATGCAAATGGGTATGCAGCGAAACGTTATAAGGCTATGGGCGGCGGATGGAAATAGCCGCCACAGCCGCAATGTTTTGTATCTTGTTAACCCCCGAACAAACAAGGTGGGAAATGGATGCAAAAATAATCAGCATGCATGACGCGATATCTACATGTCACGTAGCGCTGACCACACACGGGTTTGATAACCCCAATGATAAATGTTTTTGTGTCCACGTAGATGGATAAACGCATGAGGAAAAGAGATGATTGCCGAAACTTTGGCGGGTATTGCGCTTGTAAAAAGCGCAGTAGACGGTATTAAATCGACTATAAACACCGCCAATGACATCGGCGACATTGCTAAATATGTAGATAACCTGCTCGAAGGCGAACAGCAGGTTCAAAAACAGAGGTCTAAGAAATCTGGTACCAGCTTAAGTGACCAGTTTGGAATAGAGTCCGTAGCGCAAGAAGTCATAGATGCTAGGCTAGCGCAAGAAAAAGTCCAAGAGATGCGCACTCTTGTTGATTTGCGATTTGGCCCCGGCACATGGCAAAGTATTATAGATGAACGTGCAAAGCGAATTAGAGAAGCAAAAGAAGCTGCGGCAAAAGCAAAACGAGAAGCACAGATTAAGCATGATGAATTTATAGAGAATTTAAAAATAACTGTCGCTGTGGGGCTTATGGGTTTACTAGCGGTAGGATTCTTAGTATTTGCTATGGCATCCATGGCAGCAATCACAGGAATGTAAAGGGATTACCAATGGCTTACAAAGGAGGTCTTAGAAAATGGTTCAAAGAAGATTGGCGGGATGTAGCAACAGGAAAACCGTGTGGCCGCAAATCAT